ATGAGGCGTGAGATCAGGCGGAATATCAGGCATTCGCCGCTTCCGAGCCAAAAGAAGTTTCACGATTCGACGGCGCGGTTCAAGGGTTTTTCGGGTCCGATCGGTTCCGGCAAGAGTCAGGCGCTCTGCCAGGAAGCGATCCGGCTAAGCTATCAAAATCCCGGGCGTACCGGACTGATCGGAGCCCCGACTTATCCCATGCTGAAAGACGCCACGCTCGCGTCGCTCATGGAATGTCTGTACGAGAGCGAGATCCCGTTCGAACTGTACAAGGCCGAGAACGTGATCATGATGGGCGACACCGGTTCGAAGATTCTGCTGCGCGCCGTCGACGAGTTCGAGCGCCTTCGCGGCACGAATCTCGCCTGGTTCGGCGTCGATGAACTGACGTACGCGCCAGAGGGCGCATGGTCGCGGCTCGAAGGACGATTGCGCGACCCGAAGGCGAAGCGCCTCTGCGGGTTCGCCGTCTGGACCCCGAAAGGTTTCGATTGGGTGTACCGGCGCTTCATTCAAAACCCCGCGCCGGAGTTCGAGGCGATTAGGGCGGCGCCTTATGAGAACCGCTATGTACTGCGGCAGGCGCCCGACTTTTACGAGCGGCTCAAGTCCAGCTATGACGAGAACTTCTTTCGGCAGGAAGTGCTGGGAGATTACCTGAACGCGTGTGGCAGCCTGGTTTATCAGGCGTTCGTGCGCGCTGCGAACGTGAGGGAGATGAGCGTGGACCCGGCTATGCCAATTTGCTGGGCAGTCGACTTTAACGTCGACCCGATGTGTTCCGTTGTTGCTCAGGCAAGCGGCGGAGAGTTCCGCGTGCTCGATGAAATTGTTCTCCGGCGAGCCACTACCGAGCAGGCATGTCAGGAATTTGAGAAACGCTTTGGGCTTCCTTCGTCTGGGGTGATCGTCTACGGCGACGCCTCAGGTTCCGCCATGAAGACCTCTGGTTTTTCGGACTACGGCATGATCCGCGAATATTTCAAGTCGCGAGCCGCGAAAGTGACCTACCGCGTGCCGGCCGCCAATCCGCCGGTGCGCGAGCGGGTGAACGCGGTCAACGCGAAGTTGCGAAATGCCGCGGGCGAGATCCGGCTATTCGTGGACCCGAGATGCAAAGAACTGACCGCTGATTTCGAGCAGGTCTCCTATCTCGATGACTCGACTCAGATCGATGAGGAGAAAGACCGCCGGCGCACGCACCTTTCGGACGCCCTCGGCTATTGGGTCTGGCAGGAAAGCCGCGGAACGGTGGGAGAGAGAGCGGCGCGGCTGCTCTGAACCGTTGTTAAGGAATCTATGACTTCACACATCGAACAGGAACATCCGGACTACGCATCCAGAGCCGGAATGTGGCGCAGGTATCGCGATCTGTACGCGGGCGGCGAGCGATTCCGCCACAACGCCGCCGAGTATCTGGTGCGCCGTCAGAAGGAACCCGCCGAAGTCTATCGGGAGCGTCTGGCACGGGTCTTTTACGAGAACTACCTCGGCTCGATTGTGGATTGGTACATGGCCACCCTGATTCGCAAGGAACCGGGAATTCTCTACGACGGTGCGGACGAACGCGCGAAGGCCTTCTTCAATCGCTTCGCGCTCAACTGCGATCTGAGAGGAGCCACCCTGACGCAGTTCTACAAAGAGATGCTGACCGAAGCTCTGGTCTGCGGCAAGTCGTACATAGTCGCGGACTTTCCGAAAGGCTCCGGCAACGCACTGACTCGGGCGGATGAAGACGCCGCCGGACTGAGTGACGCTTATCTGGTCGGCTATACGGCCGACGAAGTCATCAACTGGAGCTTTGACGAAAAAGGCGAGTTCGAGTGGGTCGTAATCCGCACATCCTGTCTCAGGCAGGACAGCGTGCGGTCCTTCGGTTGGAAAAAAGAAACACGCTGGATCTACTACGACGCCGGGAATTACGAAATCTATGAAAAGCGCGAAGGCGACAACAACCGGATCGCTCTGATTGAGCGCGGCGCCCACGGCTTTGCGGGGCTCGGGCGAACGCCGGTCTTCGAACTGCGAATTCCCGACGGCCTTTGGCTAACCAATAAGGTCGCGCTTCTGCAACTGGAGCACTTCAACAAATCGAACGCGCTCGCATGGGCGCTGACCATGGGCCTGTTCGCGACGCCCGTGATCTATTCGGATCGCGAGTACACCCAAGTGACCGGCGAAAGCTACTATGTGCAGCTCGGCTCGACGGATCGCTTCGGATGGATGGAGCCCGAAGGTAAGGTTTTTCAGATCGCGGCGGACAACCTGGATCGCCTGAAAGACGAAATCTACCGCGTCTCTTATCTGATGCAGCAGGCAGGCAACAGCACCAGCCAGAGTCAGTCCGGGCTCAGCAAGCAGTGGGATTTCAGCGTGACGCAGGAGGTGCTCGGCGCCTACGGCAGCGTCGTGAAGAGTTCCATGCGCAACCTGCTGAACCGGATCGCCGAAGCGCGCAAAGACGCGCTCACGATCGACGTGGCCGGGTTGGACGAGTTCGACATCACCAGCTTCAGCGCGGAGGCGAACGACGCGCAGAGCTTGCTGAACCTGAATATCGGTTCTCCGACGCTCAAAAAGCAGGTGCTCAAGCGCGTAGCGCTGAAATATCTCAGCGATGCCCGCCAGGAGATCAAGAATCGCGTGGCCGAGGAAATCGACTCCGCCGCTTAACAGGACGTGGCGCGGTTCATCCGCGCGACTGAATTCCGGAACAGGAGGAAGGATTGGAATCGTCAATCGACGTACAGGCGATCGTGCAGCAGGCGATCGACGAATACATGAAGAAGGACAGCGCCCGGCGCGAACCCGCCTATAAAGCGGAGTTGCACGAGGAGCGGCGGCGGCGCGAACAGCTGGAGAAACGCATGAACGAGCTCGTCGAAGAGAACAAGCGAAGCCGCGACGCTGCTGAACAGGCGCAAAGGGATGCCTCCGTCAGGGCCGAGCTGCAAAAGCTCGGCGTGGTGAAAGTCGATCTCGCCTACAAAGCCGTGAGAGACGGCATCGTGAAAACCGATGATGGACGCCTCATGGGGCGCGGCGACGGCGGCGAGGTGCCGTTGCACGAGTACCTCGCGGGTTTTGTCCAGGAGAATCCGGAGTTCCTTCCGGCGAGAATCGCCGGAGGAACAGGGATGACGGGCCATCAGAAAGCGGCGCCGCAGGCGAATGCCGGCGCGATCGATCTCGATAAGATCGGCCCGTCAATGAGCAAGGAAGATCTGGAACGCGTGCGACAGGAGATCCTGCGCGTCGCTTCTCAAACCTTGCGCGGGGCTTAGGTCCTGAATCCGGAGCGGCTCTGACGAGCCACCGGTTGTGGTGAACGTAACGTGGCGGGGCCGGAAACGGCCCCGCTTTTTATTTGTCAGCAACAGAACAAGGAGAAAAATGCCAGCAATTACGTCAGCAAATGTCGCGAACGCAATCGTGAAACTGGTGGCGGCGGATGCTCTGCCGTCCTTGGTCGGGAACCTCGTCATGGGGAACCTGGTCAATCGCGATTACGAACCGACATTGGCGCAGGCGGGTGACACGGTCAACATTCCGATCGCGCCTCAGCTTGTGGCCAACAATATCGCGGAAGGCGGATCCGTCACGCCGCAGAATCCGAATCTGGGAAACGCGCAGATCGTACTCAACACGCACGCTGAAGCCACGTTCCAGATTCCGGACGTCACCAAAGTGCTCGCTGTACCGGATCTTCTGAAGGTCTACATGCAGCCGGCCGTGGTCGCCATCGCGGAAAAGATCGAGGGCGATCTTTTGAACCTCTATGCGGGCTTCACCGCCAATACGCCGGTCGGCACCGCCGCCACGCCCGTCACCGAAGCGATCCTCGATCAGGCGGAAACGTCGCTCTTCCAGGCAAAAGTGCCAGCGAGCGAACCGAGGTATCTGGTGGTCGACAGCAACACCTATTCGGCCATGCGCCAGATTCCGCGCTTCAGCGAGTTCCAGACCTGCGGCGACGCGGGCCTTCGAGCCATCGTTGACGGAACCATCGGGAAGATCAAAGACTTCTTCGTGTTCCGTTCGCAGTATGTGCAGAAGACCGGCACCACCACGGTGAACACTCACAATCTTGCGTTCGTTAAGGACGCGATCGGTTTGGTAATTCGCCGCCTGCCGCAGCCTCTGCCCGGCACGGGCGCCATCGCCGAATACGCCGAACTCGGTAACTTCGGCATGCGCGTCACCATGAGCTACCAGCCGAACACGCTTTCGCAGCAGTTCACCGTGGACGTTCTTTACGGTTGCGCTGTGCTGCGAAACAATTTCGCGGTTCAGGTCAACAGCTAGTCCTTTGGGGATGCGCCGTTCGCGCGGCGCGTCCCCTTTTACTCATCACACAGGAGAGTCACTGATGGATCTACGGTCTTACTACAAGAGAATTCGCGATACCGAGGAATCGATCGACAGCGACGAAGTTGTGATCGTCAGCCTCGCGACCCCCGAGGGCGGTAAACCGGGAGTGCGTACCGAAGCGCCGCGTCCGATCGCCGCGAGACAGATCGCCGAAGGGCGCGCCCGGCTCGCGACGGACGACGAAGCTCTGGAACACTACGAGCTTCACCGCGAATCCAAAGAGCGGATTGAACGGGAAATGGCCGCGCGGCGCCTCCAGGTTGTGGTCGTTCCGGCGCACGACGTTCCCGTCCCAAAAGAGCGGAGCTGACGCGATGGCGCTCTTTACCGACGGCCCCTCAGTCTCGGTGAACGATCTTGCCCAGCAGGATTCCGGTCTGCTTGACGTCGCGCAGACCGCCGGAATCAATGTGACCGCGAAGATCGCTCTCGCGCATGACGAACTCGCCGCCGATCTTCAGTTGTGGCTCGATCGTTGGCGTGGCTTCGCTGAGGAGCTTTGGCATCCTCACCTGCGTCTCGATCAGGTTGTAGCCACCCCACAGATCAGACGCTGGGAAACTCTGCAGGCTCTCGCGCTCTTCTATCGGGACGCCTACTTCACGCAGCTCGCCGACCGCTATCAGCCGAAGTGGGACGAATATGCCAGGCTGACGCGCGTCGCCTATGACCGGTTCGTTGCGGTGGGAATGGGCATCGTGAACGATCCGGTTCCTCAGGCAGCGCCGCCGATCCTGGGCAGCGTGACTGGTCCGCAGAAAGGCGGCACGTACTACGCGGGTATCGCGTTGCTCAACGCCGCCGGACAGGAAGGAGCAGCTTCCGCACCTTCATCGATTACGTTTCCCGACGGCAATCTGATGACGATCTCAGCTTCCGCGCAGCCTTCGAACGCGATCGGATTCAACGTTTACGCAGGCGCGTCGCTCGATGCGCTGTACCGACAGAACAGCGCGCCGCTGCCGCCGGGCGGAAGCTTCACATACGTGCCGGGGGCTGTTACATCGGGCGAATTGCCCGGCACGGGGCAAAATCCCGACTTCATTCGTCCGCTGGTCCGGACAATTCCAAGAGGTTGACGATGGCGGGAATCACGGGAACTCTCACAGATGCGGTGCTCGGCCGTTTGCGATCGCCTCAGGATGGCGTCAACGCGCGAATCGGCGCAATCGAGTTGGGCGGCGCCGTTGACGCCGCGGCAATCCGCTTCATCGCCGCCCTCAACGCCAGCGTAGAGATTGCGGAAAAGAACGGACATCCGCATTATCCGGCGCTGCTCGTGTACTGCGACAAGATGTCGAATTCGCTGAAGGAGAAGTATCGGCAGTTCTCGGGCAAGGCGCACCTCGTCGTCGAGGTCCGTTATTCGCAGGACCGCCTCGAATCCCTCGAAGCCAACACGCAGGTCTGCGTCGATGCGGTCTGTGCGCTGCTCGACGATTCGCGCGGCGATTGGGGAAACGGCGCTTTTTACTCAGGCGGATACGACGTCATTTACGAACCCGTCGCCCGCGGCGGGAAGAATTTCATTCAGCGGGCAAAGGTTGGATTCGAAATTCAGGTGAGCAAATAAACATGGCATACATTTCATCGAACGCAAACCGCTGGTATTGCGCGAAGGAGAACGCCTACGGGCAGATTCCGGTTATCACCGCTGCGAACCGCATTCCCGCCGTCGGAATGAACGCGCAACTGCAGCGCGCAAAGAGCCAGCGCAAAGACAAGACCGGTTCTCGCAGTTGGGCGGGAATGCCGCAGGGCGCCCGCACTCAGGTGAACTTCGATTTGAAGACTTACATGCGGGACTGGGCCGACACGTCAAGCCTGCCGCCGCATGGAGCTCTGTTCGAAGCCGCCATGGGCGCCGCCGGCGTTCTCTGGACCGGCGGGCTTCCCGTGGGCGGTTCGCAGTCGAGCGTTGCCTTCGCGACGCCTCATGGCCTGACGGCCGGCCAGGCCGTTGTGTCGAATGGCGAGATCCGATTCGTCGCCGCCGTGGCGGATCCGCTGAACGTGGTGCTGAACGCGCCTTTCTCCTCCGCGCCCGTTCCGGGTCTGCCGCTTGGGCCCACTGCGACCTATACGCTCGCGTCCTCGCTTCCGAGCGTGAGCCTGTTCGATTATTGGGATCCTTCCACCGCTGTGCAGCGCGTCCTGCCGGGCGTGGCAATTGACCGCGCGACCATAAAACTCAACGGCGATTTCCACGAGTTCGACTTCAAAGGCTCGGCGCAGGATATTGTCGACAGCGCTTCTTTTATCGCTGGGCAGGGCGGGGCATCGGTCTTTCCGGTGGAACCGGCGATTGGGTCTTCCAGCTACTCGCCCGTTCCCGGGAACCTCGGCCAGGTTTGGCTCGGCGTCATCGCGAATCAGTTTCTGAGCGTCTCGGCCGCGTCGATTGACATCCGTAACAACGTCGAGATGCGCGCGCGCGAATTCGGTTCGGCTCTCCCGCAAGGCATCGCGCCCGGAGATCGCGAAATCTCGATGACACTTGAGCTTTTCGGTCAGGACGACGTCAACACGCTCGCGCTCTATCAGGCGGCGCGCCAGCGCGCTCGGATGGGAGTCATGTTCCAGTTGGGTAACGTTGGCGGCCAGCTTCTCGGTGTCTATCTGCGCAGCGTCGTTCCCGCGGTTCCCGAGTTCGACGACTCCGACACCCGCCTCAAGTGGAAGTTCGACGACAGCCGGGCGCAGGGTACGTCGGATGACGAGATCGTCATCGCGTTCGGATAGGAGAAGCCATGAGCGAATGGCAAAGCAGGCGCACGATAGCGTCGAAAACCGCTCCCGGCGTGGAGTTCGTAATCGCGCGCATGACCTTCGGCCGCCGTGTTGAGCTGATGAAGCGCGTGCGCGATCTCGCGATGCGCCTCGAATACTTTGAGGCCGGCCGCGAGGAGAAGAATCGCATTGAGGCGAGTCTGCTGAGCGCGCAGATTGACCGTCTGTACGTCGAGTGGGGCGTGGAGCAAATCCTGGGCCTTGAAATCGATGGTGAGCCGGCCACGCCGCTTTCTCTTGTCGACAGCGGTCCGGAAGATCTCTTCCACGAGGCCCTCGAAGCCGTTCGGGCCGAGTGCGGCCTAAACGAACAAGAAAGAAAAAACTGATTGTCGCGTTCCACTTCCAGGCGGCCGCTGTTGAGCGCGGCGGCCGGACCGGGTGGGACTGCGAAAGCTGCAGGAGGAACGGTCTGGAGCGAAAGCGCCGCTGTGGGTTCCTCCCCGCGGAACTGCGCGGCGAGCCCCGCATCGTGTGGGGCCGGCGGCAGATGCGCATTGAGGAGTGTCCGAAGTCCTTTATCACGGCCGAAAGCCTCGCGGCGATCGAGGAGTATTTCGTCACGCGGCAGCTCGGCATCCCGGACTCTCTCGATACGGACGCGCGCAAAGTCGATGCGTTCTTGTTGCTGAAGGATTTGATTGTGAAGGAGGAGCGTGATGGCACATCGCAGTATTGAAGAGGTGATCGGCGCGATTGCGCCGTCGCGGCGCCGCGGCATTCCGAACCCGCCGGTGCTTGGCGCCGGCGTGTCGAGCGAGAGCGGCGACCTGGCGAATTCTCTCTCTCAGGCCGGGCAGCAGATCGCCCAATTGCAGGCGTCCTATGCCCAGCAGGCGAACCTGATCGCGGAGAACACCCAGGCGCTTCAAACCAACACCTCGGCGCAATCAAGCCATTCGGCGGGAAGCGTTCTCGGCCACGCCGCGTCCGGCCTGTTCGGAGGCGCGCTCAGCTTTCTTTCCCCGATCGTCACGAGCATCGCAAGTCTCTTCGGTGGCGGAAGCCAGACGCCGCCTGCCCTGCCGATTTACACGCCGCCTCCGCCCGTCTCGATCAACGCGGTCCTGCAGTCGCCCGCCTCCGCCGCATCCGCTCCCGCTTCGATCGCCCCGTCTATTCAGCCAACTGTGCCGCCTCCGATTTCGATCGCGCCGCTGATCCAGTCACCCGCGCCGCCCGTGCCCGTGCAGCCAGCGCCCACCGCCGCGCAATCGAACTCCGCGACGCACGTCACCGTGAACATCAACGCGATGGACAGCCAGTCCTTTCTCGACCGCAGCAACGACATCGCCAATGCCGTGCGTTCCGCCATGCTCAACATGCACCCGATTAACGACGTTGTGACGAGCCTCTGATATGGCCAACTTCCCAACGCTCAAGACCGGCGCTGTCGCCCAGTATCCCTTCGGGCGCGCGGTCGGTTTCCAAACACAGGCCGTGCGGTTTCTGGATGGCAGCAGTCAGCGCTATCGCATCCGGCCGGCTCTGCGCAAATGGACGCTGAGCCTGGACTTACTCGATGAAGACGAAATGGCTGCCGTCGTTTCGTTTTTCGAAGCGCAGGCGACCGCCCCGTTCGCGTTTACCGACCCAGTCTCCGGCGACACCGCGCCTGCGTGCGTTCTTTCGGCGAACAGCCTGGCCGTGGTCCTGAATGCGGAGCATCGCGCGCAAGCCACTGTCCTCATCGAGGAAATCGCATGAGCTTCTACCCGCAGATCGCCTCCGGAGCCATCGCGCAGTTTCCCGTGCGACGCGCGCGCCAGTGGCGCGCCATCGCTAACGAACTCGAAAGTGGCGAGCAGATTGTCCTCGCCTATCCCGATGGCGGCCAGATCGGGTGGGATCTCAGGTATATCGATCTCTCCGACGCCGAGGCCACCGCCATGAAGAACCTCTTCGCATCCTGTTCCGGGAGTTACGCGTGGTTCACGTTCATCGATCCCATGGCGAACCTTCTGGGTTGGAGCGAAGACCTTACGCGATCCGATTGGCAGCCGGGCCTTCTGAGCACTTCCTATGGCGCGAAGGATCCTCTCGGAACGCAGCGGGCATCCACGCTGGTGAACGGCCACCCGGGCGCTCAGTCGCTGGTTCAAAGCGTCTCCATGCCCGGCGATTACGTAGGGTGCGTGAGCGCCTGGATCCGTTCGGACGCCGGCGGAAACATCACGCTTCAGCGCGACAACGCGCACTCAACCGTCACCATTGCATCTTCATGGAATCGCGTCTATCTCAGCGCGCCAGGCGTATCGGGTGCGCCGCAGTCCACATTCTCGATCTCCCTCCCGGCAGGGCAGTCGATCGATATCTGGGGTCTTCAGGTCGAAGCGCAGCCCTGTCCATCCGCCTATAAGCAAACCTTCGCCGCACGCGGAATATACGACGAAACGTACTTCGCGACTGATGACTTGAACGTGACCAGCGCCGCGCCCGGCCTCTTCTCGTGCGCTGTGCAACTGATCTCCCGAGTCTGAACGGACACGACCATGCAAAGCGCCTTCACCGCCAAGGAACAACTCACCGCGGACACGCCGCTGTTCTTTTTCGACTGCGCCCTGGTCGATGGGACCACGCGTCACTGGAGCAGCCGCACCATTGTCTGGAACGGCGTCTCCTACGAGCCGCGCGTGATCCGCCATAATCTTTTCGAAGCGCAGCTCGCGTCGGAAAACCAGGTCGGCGGCGTGCCGAAGCTGACCTTCGAACTCGCCAACGCCGATTCCGAACTTTCCCAGATCGAACACCAGACCGGATTCAAAGGGTCCATCCTGACCGTCAGCGTGGCCTTTATAGACGTGTCCGCCCGCGCGCTCACTTCCGACTCGCTCGTCGTCTTTCGCGGCCTCATCAACCCGCCCGACCTCATCACGGAAGATGCTTTCCGTCTCAGCGCGATGAACCGGCTATCCATGCAGCGCACCGTGCTGCCGAACGTGCGCGTCGAGCGCATGTGCCCGTGGAGATTTCCCTCGACTGCACAGGAACGCCTCGAAGCGGTCGATGGTGGATCCGAAAGAGGCCAATACTCCCAGTTTTATCGCTGCGGCTATTCGGCCGATCAGGCGAATGGCGTGGGGAATCTGAACGGCGGCGCACCGTTCACCTCATGTTCCAAGTCCCGCACGGACTGCGAAGCGCGCGGCATGTTCACGATTGATTCGAACGGCCGCACTACAGCCCGCTTCGGCGGCATCGAATTCGTGCCTCCCACGATTCTCGTGCGCGGCAGCGGTCAGAAGAACTTCTCGCTCTCCGCCGTGCAATCGAATACCGCCGCGTACAACGACTTCGTGCCGATCGTCTACGGTACGCAGTGGCATGTCCCCGATGTCGTCTTTTCGCGCAACGACGGCAATCTCACCCGCATGGAAGTTCTGCTGGGCATGGGCGAAATTCAGGGTGTCCTCAAGGTTGTCGTGAACGACATCGAAATTCCACAGGGAATCAACGGCGTCAACATGACTTCCAGCGGATGGTTCAACATCATCACCCCCGGCACACGCTCCGGCGCGCAGGACCCGAACTTCGCCAACGGTTCCGGAAGGCCGATTGGCGATCCATTCGGCAGCATGGCGTGCCTGTCGATCGTCGTCGCCAATCGGATCAGCGATGGAACCAGCATTCCGTCCGTGCAGGTCCTCGTCCAGGGCCTCAAGCTGTGGCAGTTCGATACCTCCTCCAATTACATCGGCGCATACTTTTCGAGCAATCCCGCATGGGTGCTGCTCGATATCCTGATGCGCTGCGGATACTCCTGGGATGACATCGATACATCGAGCTTCGCCCGTGTCGCCGCCTACGCCGACCAACTGATTTCGGCGGACGATCCGGTCGGCGGCAATATGCTGCTCCGGCGTTTTCAGTGCAACTTCGCCCTAAAGCAGAGCCGTGGGGCGGGCGAGATCATCCGCTCCATTCGAAATGCCTCACGGATCTATCTCGCGCTTGGCCCGAGCGGCGCGATCGAAGCCCGTGTGGAAGATACATTCGCGCTCCAGCAGCCTGTGAAGCCCGCCGGCAGCAATGCTCTTTCGCCCTTCAACGGCGGATGGCCGGCCTATGAATTCGATGCCTCATCGATCTCTCGGAAACCAGACGGAAGCGCTAGTGTGCGCATCACCTCGAAAGGCGCGCAGGATACGCCCAATCGTCTTTCCGTCGAATTCCAGGACAGCTTCAACCAGTTTCAGCAGGACAGCCTCTCTTTGGTCGACGAAGATGATGTCGATCTCTGCGGCCAGGAAATTGCGGCCTCCTACGATGCCGTCGGGATCTCCACGTTCAATCAGGCGTCCCGTATGCTGCTCCTGGCGCTGAACCGCGCCATCGAGGGCAATCACTTCATCGAATTCGAAACCAGCGTCAAAGCGCTCGGTCTGCTGCCCGGCGACCTGATCACGGTCACCTATCCGAAAGAGAACCTGATCCGCACCCCGTTTCGCATTCTGCGCATCTCTGCCGGGGCCAGTTTCCGCACCGCCGTCATCGCTGCGCAATTTCACGACGACGGTTGGTATTCCGACGCGCCCACCGGCATCGTCGGGGGACGCGGTTGGCAGACAGGGCAGGGCTCCGGTCTCCCGAATCCGATCATCGGGACCATCACCGACAGCAACGGCGATGTCCAGTTGGGCATCACCGAAACCGAAAAGCCCGGCAGCGATGGATCGGCGCAAGTCGAACTCGCCGTCGCCTTCACCGCGCCGTCCGGTCAGCAGGGCACGCTGCCCCCGCCGCTGATCGGCTTGGTTCCGGTCGTCAGTTCGACGGGCGGCACGCTCGCGGATGGACTCGGCTACTTCTATGCCCTCACCACGCTCGATCAGGATGGCGACGAAAGCGGGCTCTCCTTCATCGCTCAGGCGGTGACCGGCTCGGCAACGAACACTAACTCAGTCGTGCTTGATGGCATCTCGCTCCCTGCGGGCGCAACCGGTTTTAACGTGTATCGCGGCGTATCCGCCGGCAGCTTGATGCGCATCGCCTCGTCACAGTCGGCTCAAGCTTCGTTCACTGATATCGGACTGCCCGCACAGATCGTTCTCCCGCCCGATCCGCAGTTCGATCACGTGGATATTTACTGGCGCTGGGAACTGCTCCCCGAAACCGGAGCCGCGATTCACTCGACCACCACAATCGGGAATTCGCAGCTCGAAATGGTCCTCAACGAGTACAGCCTGGCAATCGTCCGGATCACGCGCGGAACCGGAGCCGGACAGGACCGCGTCATCGCGGGTAGCGATCAAACAACCATCACGGTTCAGACGCCCTGGACTGTCGCGCCAGACGCCACCAGTTTCTTCACGGTGTCGGAAGCCTCATGGCGCGTCGGCGGCAGGGGTTCCGGCAGCCCGATCGCGATCGAAGTCCCCGAGCGTATCGGAACCACCATTCAGATCTCTGCGCGCGCTGCCAACGTCGGCGGCGACGAAGCCGATTATGCGCTCTCGCCGCTGACCCGCTGGACGATCGGCTCGTCACTCACGCTCACCGCCGACGCCGATGTGCCGCCCGCCCCGAACTTCGGGCTGGTCGTTTCACCGACCCGCGGAGGCGTGCTGAATCTCGGCGCCGTTTCCTTTACATCACTCACGAACACGCGCAGCATCGTCGCAGGCACCTACCGCTTCCACTTTTACGACGAAGTCAACGGCCTTCCGCCTGTCGCACTCGCCGCGCCCATCGCCATTGACGATACGCAGATTCGTTTTGCCTCAGCCGTTGCGCCCGGATCCTTCGTTCAGGTCGAAGCGGAAATCCTACTCACAGACGTCACCGACGCCGCTGGCAACACGGCGGTCACGCGCGCCGTTCACGGCGCCGTTGCTATCGCACACGATCAAACCGCCGTCGCCTACCTGCTCACCGAAAAAGTCGCCATTGTCCCGTTCGTGAAGAACTTCTTCGGATCCCCCGCCAGCGGCGACTGGAAGTACAGCCTGGAACTCCCCAATGTCCGCCTCGCCAGCGCGGAACTCTACATGACTAATGCTCTGGGCGACGGCGCTATCGCCGCCCAGCCCTTCACGGGCAGCAACGACCTCGGCATTCGCACGCTCAGCGGCGGTCAGTTTTCCTTTCAGATCGCCGGTTATCTCGCCATCCAGACCTCCGCCGCGCCGGCAGTGATCGTCGACGCCGATCGCAGCGTCCGCGACATCTACGCCGTTCTGTCGATCCCGCCCTCCGGCGCCGCGGTCACACTCCAACTCCACCGCAACGGCGCCCCTTACGCCGCCGTCCAATTCGATCCGAACACAATCTCGTCTGCTGTAGTGCCGGGCTTCGGCCTCCCCGCGCTTCATGGCGGAGACCTGCTCACGCTCGACATCACCGGCGTCGGCACAACCTATCCCGGCAGCGATCTGACTCTCGTGATCCGGCTCTGAAGCATACACTGAAGTTTGCTGCTGGTTCAGAACGTCTCGAAGCTCTATCGCCTCTACAAAACTCCGTTCGACCGCATCCGCGAACTCAATCCGCTTCGCAAAACTCCCTTGCATCAGGACTTCTGGGCTCTCCGGGACATCTCCTTCTCTGTCGAAAAAGGCGAAGTTGTCAGCCTCGTCGGACCCAACGGGTGCGGCAAGAGCACGCTGCTCCAGGTGATCAGCGGCATCCTTCGCCCCACCACCGGTCGCGTCGTCACGCGCGGCCGCGTCGCCGCCCTGCTGGAACTCGGCGCCGGTTTCAATCCCGAATTTACGGGCCGCGAAAACGTCTTCATCAACGGCGAAATTATGGGCATCAGGCGCGCCGATATGGAGCGCAACCTCCCGCTGATCGAAGCCTTCGCCGAGATCGGCCCGTTCATCGACCGTCCGGTCAAGGAATACTCGAGCGGCATGTACGTGCGGCTCGCGTTCTCGACTGCCATCAACGTCAATCCGGACATTCTGATCGTTGACGAAGCCCTTGCCGTCGGCGATGCCGTCTTCGCCAATCGCTGCATCCGCAAGTTCGAAGAACTCCGCGAAAGAGGCATCACGGTACTCTTCGTCTCCCACGACCTCGGTCTCGTAAAGCAGTTATCCCGCCGCGCCATCTTCCTGCTGAACGGACGCATCGAAGCCGAAGGCGAGCCGAAGCACGTTATCGACAAATACATCGGCCTTGTCCTCGAACGTCAGAAAGCCTTCAACCACGCTGCCGACCATCCGAAGCTCCCCGCGTCCAACCGCCACGGAGACCGGACCAGCGAAATCTTGGATGTCGCTCTCCTCGATGAAAACGGCCGCCCCTGCGCCGCAGTTTCGAGCGGTGAGCGCGTCACCATTCGTGTCCGCGCCGCTTTCAATCAGCCCGGCGCGAAGCCCATGGTCGGCATCCTGATCCGCAACCGGATCGGCATGGATATCTACGGCACCAACACGAAAATCGAGCGCATTGATCTCGGCGAGTTCGTGCCCGGCGAAGAACTGGAAGTCGATTTCACCTTCGACTGCTGGCTCACCCCGCATCAGTACACCGTCACCGTCGCAACTCAATACCTCGACGGTTCCAGCCATGACTGGCTGGACGACGTCATCACCTTCGATGTCTTCTCCCCCCGTGACGCCGCGGGCGTAACCGACCTCCGTGCTCAAATCGGCTGGCGCCGGAACGAATCCCACCGCGCTATTCTCGAAGCGCATGGATCTGGCCCGCATTCAGGAAGCGCTCCGCCGCGAGCAGGTTGACGCCTGGCTTTTCTTCGATCACCATCACCGCGATCCGCTTGCGGCCAGCGTGCTCGGCCTCGACCCACGCGCGCACGTTACTCGCCGCTGGTATTACGCCATTCCCGCTGAGGGCGAACCGCGTGGTCTCGTCCACCGCATCGAATCCGGCGTGCTGAACGCGGTGCCGGGTGAAAAACTCCAGTACTCGAGCTGGCGCGAACATCACGGCCGCCTCGCCGAAATCCTGAAAGGCCGCCGTCGGGTCGCTATGCAATACTCGCCCCGTTGCGCTATCCCCTACGTCGCGATGGTCGATGCCGGAACCGTCGAAGTGGTCCGCGATCTCGGCTGCGAAGTAGTGAGTTCCGCCGAGCTCATCCAGGAATTCGAAGCCTGCCTTTCCGAGGAACAGTTCGCCTCCCACCGCGAAGCGGGAGTTCAGGTTGACCGCGTTCGCGGTGAGGCCTTCCGCTTAATCGCCGAAAAGCTCTCCACCGGCATCGATGAAATAACAGTGCGCGATTTCATCCTCGAACGGTTTCAC